AGCACTAAAAAAGCAGAAAAATTAAAAAAGAAAGCAGAATAATTATGAAAAACATAAAAAATAAATTTAATAACGATCAAATAAAAGTGCTTGAAAACATTGGAATTTTTCTTGATAATAATGCCGATTACACTGATGAAACGCTTATGGTCTTTCACGATGTTATCACAGATAATTATCTTTCACAATTTGACGAAAACGGCAACCCAAGCAGCAACGCAATTATTTATGAGCAAATAATTGATATATTTTATGATGAGTTTGATATTTAAACCGCCCATAACAAGGCGGTTTTTCTATGCCCAAATTTAATAATTACAGCGTTCGATTCTCCAACTGTTGGAGAACGGACGCTGTTTTTATACCCTTTTTTAAGTCTACTTGCCGAAAGTATAACCGGCTCAATCTATATTGCAGACAAAGCAATTAAAAAATTATGTTTAGGAGGATTTTTATGCAGAACATCTATGACATTCTCGGCGGTATCGGTCTGACCGTCCCCGAGGACAAAAAGGCTGACTTCGACAAGGCGGTAAACGAAAATTACAAGACCGTCGCCGAGGTCGGCAAGATTGAAGCCAAGCGGGATCTGTACAAATCCCAGCTTGACGAAACACAGGCGGCTCTCAAGGGCTACGACGGCGTAAACGTCGAGGAGCTTCGCGGGAAAATATCTACGCTGGAAAAAACTCTTGCCGACAAGGAGACCGAACACGCTTCAAAGATCGCGGATATGGAATTCAATTCCGATTTGCAGGACGCTATCCGCACAAGCGGCGCGAAGAACTCAAAAGCGGTATCCGCTCTGCTTGATCTGGACAGTCTCAAGGCAAGCAAGAACCGCAGCAAGGACATTGCCGACGCTCTTGAAAAGATCAAGTCGGAAAACGATTATCTTTTCGAGGGGGAAAAGCAGGAGCCTATGCCCTCTTTCCTCGGCGGTTCGGGCAGTACGGGAAGTACTGCGGACGATAATTCCATACGCGCAATTATGGGACTGCCGCCAATCAAATAATTTTTAGGAGGAATTTTTTATGCCAAACTCAATCGCGCTTTTTAAGAAGTACAGCGACCTGCTTGACGAGGTGTATAAGGTGTCGTCCAAATCCTCGGTGCTGGATATTGACGGTACCCTTGTGCAGGCAGGTGCAAACGCAAACGAGATCATTATCCCCAAAATTTCCATGGACGGTCTTGCCGATTACTCCCGCAACAGCGGCTATGTAAACGGCGACGTTACCCTCACCAACGAAACCGTAAAGTTTAATTACGACAGAGGACGCAAGTTCCAGGTGGACGCTATGGACAACGAGGAGACCGTCGGTCTTGCTTTCGGTAAGCTTTCCGGCGAATTTATCCGCACAAAGGTCGTTCCCGAGCTTGACGCTGTAAGATTCGCGACCTATGCGGGAACTACCGGTATCGGCACGGCTTCCGCAAATCTTGCAACGGGCGAAGCCGCTCTCCATGCTATCCTTACGGCGAACAACGCCATGGACGAAGCGGAGGTACCCTCCGATGGCAGATATCTTTTCATTACGCCCACGCTTCACAATCTCATAAACGCAGTTGACAGCTATAAGTCCAAGTCGATGGTGGAAAGATTCGCGGCTATCGTTGACGTTCCTCAGACGCGTTTCTACACCGCTGTTGACCTGCTTGACGGTATCACAAAGACCGATACCGAGGACGAGACCGCGGGCGGCTATGTCAAGGACGCAAACGCCAAGAACATCAACTTCATGATAATCCACAAGGCGGCGGTCATTCAGTACAGCAAACACGTTGTGAACAAGATATTCACTCCCGAGCAGAACCAGAACGCCGACGCATGGCAGTTCTGCTACCGCGCATACGGTCTTACCGACGCTTACGAAAACAAGGCGGCGGGAATTTATGTTCACACCGAAGCGGGAGCATAAGGAGGGCTTTATATGAAAGTTATAGGACGTACAAAGCCGAAACCGACTGTTGTTCCCGCTCCGCCCAAGCCTAAGCCCGAAACCAAACGGGAGGAGAAAAAAACATGATATATGCGGATTATCGGTATTACAGGGACGAGTTCCGCGGCAAGCTTATTCCCGAAACGGATTTCGACCGCGCGGCAATGCCGGCAACGCAGTATATCAATAACGTCACGTTTGGTCGCATCGGCTCTAACGTGACGGAGGCTGTCAAAAATGCCTGCTGCGCTGTGGCGGAAGTGTATTATTCCGGAAGCGTATCCCCAAAAGCCGCAAGCGGGATAACGTCCGAAAAGGTGGGCAATCACAGCGTGTCCTATTCCGCGGCGGAAAACACAAGCACACAAGCTAAACGTCTGCGATCCGCAGTTAAGCTTTGGCTTGGTTCTACGGGACTTTTGTACAGGGGGCTGAAAGATGATAACTAACGCGAACTGCACAATTATCCGTTCCGAGGACGGCAGCTATCGGATCATCGGGACATACCCCTGTATGTGGCAGGAGTGCGAGGGTTACGAGGTCAAAAAGTACGGTGAGGAGAACGCGGACAAGGCGGCGATATGGATCCCCGACATTTCCGCCGACGTTAAAAAACACGACTACATTGTCCGCAGGGAGCTTTCCGATATTTCCGGCTTTGACCCGGATACCGCCCTGACAGTAATGTCCGCGGCGAAGCATGATTACGGTTCGGAGGAGCTGCGGCACGTTGAGATAGGAGCGAGATAATGGCAGGATTTACTATCAAACCCACACGGCAGCTCCTTCAGGAACGGGGGCTCCTCGAGGGCGGGAAAGTCCAGAAATTTATCGACAGCGAATGTATCCGGCACATGGATAAGTACACGCCGTTCCAAACGGGATTTTTGAAGCGTTCCGTCGTCCTCGGCTCCGTTATAGGGTCGGGGATTCTGCGGTATATCGCAACCTATTCACGCTCTGTTTATTACAATAATGCGGGGCGCGGTATTGAAGGAACGGCACGGGGCGGACAGCGTGGGCGCAGGTGGTTCGAGGTTATGAAAACTTTTCATATTTCCGAGATCATAGAAGGCGCGAAAAAGATAGCAAAAGCGGAAAAAGTCCAGAAAAGGAGATGATCATTTTTGGCAAGCATAATAGAAAGTGTTCGCGAGTATATGGCAGAATGTCCGCTGCTTGCTGAAATCCCACTGAAGTCTCGGTATATTGACTGGACTTCAGCAACTGCCAACAATTACGGTATTATTGTTGACGGCAACGTTTTAATAAAGTCCTTTATTTCGGGCGGCGGCAAGTACGAATACAACTTTTTTGTACAGGCTCGTCTCCGCGCCGAAGACAAAAAGTCCCTCGAAAATGCCGAGTGGGTGGAGCGTATGGAGGCATGGTGCAGGGAGCAGACCGCCGCGAAGAATTTCCCCGCCATGCCCAAAGGCTGCACGCCCACGAAGCTTTCAGCCGCCAACGGCTCTCTTTTTGAGAGAGACAAAACCGGAAACACCGGACTGTACCAAATTCAATTCAAACTAAGCTATATCAAGAAAGGAAGTTAATTATGAGCATTTTTAAAGTACCCGAAAACACAAACATTGAGGCAACCGCGCAGCGCACCGACATTCTCCACTTCATGGACGTTACCGACGCGGAGAGCGTTACTCCCGAAGCCGAGGGCGACACAGTATGGTGTCAGATGGGTGTTGGCTGGACGGCAATGACCGAAAGTCCCGCCGCTCAGACCAAGGAACGCAAATACATCAATGAGAAGTCCAAGAGAAAAAATATCACAAGCTATGCGCCGTCTATCGCGTTTGAGGCTCTACTGATGTTCCTGAACCCCGCGATACGCAAGGTCTACGATATCTACACTAAGCGCAAAACCGGTACTGCCGCCGTCGTTCCCATGGTCACGGTGGACGCTTTCGATACTGCTGTCGGAGGCTACTATCCCGCCCGCAAGGGCAAGTACGCCGTTGAGGTATCGTCCTGCGACGATGACGACGACATGATCATCAAGGGCAATTTCAACGGTCAAGGCGACGAGGATATCGGCTGGTTCGATCCCGCCAACGGCAAGTGGAGCGACACCAAACCCACCTCGCAGCCGAGCGGCCAGTCCGCAGGTCAGGGCGGCACACCCGCTTCTGAAACCGAAAACGAATAATTAACGGAGGTAAAATTTTATGAAATCAAATATCATTCCCATGCAGAACGGTATTGTAAAATCCGGAGAATTTTCTTTTACCCGCAGGGCAGCGAAGCTTAAAGCGTACGGCGAGGAGTTTGAGCTCCCCGCCAAGACCGTGGAATTCGCCGACAAGCTGGACGCGGTTCGTACAGAAATAATTACTACCCCCAAGACCTCGGACACGGTGCGCTCCCTTAAAAAGGGTATCGCACTTTATATCGGCGAGGAAAAGACAGAAAAGCTTTTCCCCGATGATAAGCTTAACGAGCTTGACCCGGACGAGATTCTCGGCTTCTGGTCGGCTCTTAACTACGAGCTTAACCGTCATCAGCGCGAGATCATAAACAAATATTCAAGATGAATCTGCTGTATGAAAAGCTTCCCGCCGTGTACGAATACGGCGGGAAGCAATATGAGATACGCACGGATTTCCGAGACTGGATAAGGTTCGAGCTGCTCTTTACGGATCGGGACGTTCCCATGCAGGACAAGAAAAACGCGCTTCTGCGAATCGTTTTTCCTATAGTCCCGCCCGATCCTGATTTGTGGGAATTTATCCTGTGGTTTTATCAATGCGGGGAGGAATCGCACGGTGTTAAGTCCGACAGCAAAAGCGTTAAGGCAAAAAAGCAAGCCGCCGTCTACTCCTTTGAGCATGACGACGGCTACGTTTATGCCGCGTTTTTAGAGGTGTACGGGCTTGATCTTACCGATTTGGAATACCTGCACTGGTGGAAATTCAAATCGCTGTTCCGCGGGCTGCACAACTGTAAGTTCACAGATATTATGGGCTACCGTGCGGAAAATCTGGACGAAGCTCCCGATTACCGTAAGAAGTTTTTGCGGGATATGAAGAAGCTGTATGCGCTTCCGCGGTCGCTTTCCGAACAGCAGAAAATTGATGAGCTGAAGCGTTTGAAAGAACGGGCGGGGTATTAATTATTCTGCCGTTTCTAAATTTTGTCTTTCTTTTTGTTTTTCCTGAATTCTTTCAAGAGACAAATCTAAGTAAGTGGAACTACACGCTACAACGCTAAGAAACGCCTTATCTTCTGAATTTCTGTTTAAGGACAAGGACTTATTTTCCCAAGTGCACCTAAAATTGAATTCATTTTCATTTTCAGTTATGCTGTCAGGTTCTCCCCACACTGCTATTAAATTTTTCTTTATGGTATTATATTCGGTTATGTATGATTTATCATCAGCATATTCGTTTTGGAAGTTAGCAGATACCCATCCAATCCCATTTTTATCAATATGGTACTCAATTAGAGCGTTTTTTACACCAAAAGCTTCCCTATCCTTGTAATAGTATATTGATAAATCGTCACCGATAAGATCATCATCGGGTTCGCCCTCAATTTCAAATAGCTCTATTGTACTCATACCAAAATCAACGTTGCGGAAATCGTGTTTTTCTGCCGCGGTATTCTTGCTGCACGAAGCAAACATAGCAATTGACATAATAACTGTAAGAATAATAACTATTTTTTTCATAAACGTTAAATCCCCTTTGCGTGTTTTATATTTTCAGTATACCACAAAAATGGGCGTGTTTCAAGTGTTTTTTTGAAAGGAGTTTGATATGAAACCCACAAAACCTAAAAAACATAAAATCCTGTGTCCGTTCTGCGGTCACCCGACCTCGGTAATGGCGGACGAAAACGCAGTATGCAAAGGCATTTATGTTAAATGCAAGGGCGCGCACTGCGGCATAGAATTTGAAATCAAAATAAACAGCGAAATCAAGTAGTGCCTATGTGCCGATGATTTCCCAACTTTTTTGGAGGTGAAAGAATTGGCAGCAGACGGCAGATTGATGTTTGAGACAGGCATTGACAATTCAGGGTTTTCAAACGGTGTAAGCAATTTACAGGCGACCGCAAACGTTGCCATGGGAAACATAGCCGCAAATATGGTCAGTAAGGTATCCTCAGCGGCGGCGCAAATACCGCAGCAGATCATAACCGTAGGCTCGGGCTTTGAAGCTTCCATGTCGCAGGTTGCGGCGACCATGGGTATTACTTCCGCGGCAGCAGAGTTCAAAACACTTTCCGACGCGGCGAAAGAAATGGGCGAGACTACTAAGTTCTCCGCTTCCCAAGCCGGAGAGGCTCTTAATTACCTTGCCCTCGCGGGATACGACGCTAACAAAGCGGTAGCGGCTCTGCCCACTGTTCTTAATGTCGCGGCGGCTGGCGGCATGGAGCTTGCCGCCGCTTCGGATATGGTTACCGACGCTATGTCCGCTCTTGGTCTGGAAACGTCCCAAATGGCTGATTTTTCGGATAAGCTGGCGGTGACGGCGCC